CAAGTTAAGGGGCGTTATTGGGATGCGAACCTGATCCGTTGGCGCTCTGGCAAGCTGCTGCCTGTTGGTGGCTGGCAACGCATTACTGAAACGCCTCTGGATAGCCCAGTCCGTACCATCTTTACCTTTACCAGCACTTCTGGCTCTTCTATTGGTCTTCTTGGCTGCGATGATAAGCTTTATTCTCTGGAAGGCGCTACCTACACCGACATCACGCCTACGGCTTTTGTTGGGGCTGATGCCTCTCAGGTTGGCGGTTATGGCGCTTATGACTACGGCGAGTTGCTGTACGGTGATGACACCGATGCAACCTATCCTCGTCCTCAGTCCCAATCCTTCATCCCACCGTTCTCTTGGACGATTGATAACTGGGGTGGTGAAGCCCTCATGGTTGCGTCCAGCGATGGCCGTCTTCTGCATTGGCAGGCTGGCGAAGGTCAGGCCACGGTTGTGGGTATTGAGCCGATCACATCCATCACTCGTTTGTCCAACGTAGCTACAGTTACGACAACGTGGAATCACGGGTTCACAAACGGTCAGACAATCATCATTGCTGGTAACTCTGTCGGCTCTCTGGATGGCACGTATACGATCACTTCAGTGCCAAGCCTGACGACGTTTACCTATGCTAACTCAGGCACGAATGCGACAGGCACAGGTGGCACAGCCTCTGTTCCCACAGCCGACTTGCCTCCGACGAACAATCGTGGGGTCATCGTCACTCAGGAGCGCCATGCGGTTCTGATTGGTGCTGGTGGTAACTCTCGCCGTGTGGCTTGGTCCTCCCGCGAGGACTATACCGATTGGGATTTCACTTCGACGGTCAATACAGCTGGTTATCTTGATCTGGATACGTCCAGCAAGATCATCATGTGCGCTGCTGTCCGTGAGGGCACCCTGATCTGGACGCAGGACGAAGCGTGGCTCATGCGCTATATCGGTCTGCCGTATATCTACAGCATTGACCGTATCGGCTTTGGCTGTGGCCTTATCGCTCCCCGTGCTTTTGCTACGACTGCTGGTCGCTGCATCTGGATGGGTAAGGAGTCGTTCTGGCTCTATGATGGTGGTGTCGTCCGTCCTCTGCGCTGCGATGTCGGTTCTGGTGTCTTTGACAATATCGACCCTGATTCCGGCTCTTTGTACACACATGGCTCTGAGAACAACATCTTCCCGGAAGTGTGGTTCTGGTATCCATCTCAGGGCTCAACGGTTCCTGATCTGAGTGTCTTCTACAACTACGCCGAAGACTGGTGGTCTGTTGGCAACACAATGACCAGAACGGCTTGTCAGGGCGCTGGCGTGTTCAACTACCCTATGGCAGCAGACGACAACAATGACGTCTACTTCCAAGAAAACGGCTGGACGGCTGCTGGTGTTCCTATCCAGACTGACCGTTTTGCTGAAACCGGGGCTTTGAACATCCAGAGCGGCAACTCGTTGTCGCATCTGAAGCAGGCCATTACGGACAACGGCTATGCCTACGACAGCACCCAGTTGACGGTCTTCTCGTCCATGACGCCGCAGGGTACAGAATATACCTATGGCCCCTACAGCCCTCGTTCTGACGGCTATACAGATATGCGGGTCACTGGTCGTGACTTCCGTCTCAAGATCGAGGCTACGGAAGACGCTCCGTGGAGCATTGGCGAGACCAGAATTGACTTCCAAGGTGGGGGTGGTCGATGAGACTTAATATCCCTCCGGCCCCTCCGGCCTATGATACGTCGTATATGAACCGTGCTTTTTCTCGAATTGACACGGTTGCAAGCTTTTCTGTCAGTAGAATTGAGGCAGTTGACGGCATCCTGCTTCAATCGCCAGATGGTTCAGTGTATAAAGTAAGCGTAGACAATTCTGGGAATCTAGTAACTACGGCGGTGCCGCTTGGACAACAGGGAGCGCCTCCTTACTAAGCTGAAGAAAGCTTTGAAGGTAGGGGGAGATACACACGATCTTGAGGATGTTCTATACTGCCTTGAGACCGGGAAGATGCAAGCGTTCTGGAACGATGGTGCTATCATCATCACAGAGATCGCCCAGACGCCTCGTAGGCGGTATTTGCACATCTTCCTAGCTGCTGGTGATCTGCCATCCGTGATGGCTCTGGATGATGAATTAAAAGCCTTTGCAGTCAGCAAGGGGTGCGAATTTGGTAGGGCGTTAGTTCGTCCCGGTTTCGAGAAGGCCCTTGCATCTAAGGGCTGGAAGCGAAAAATGATCGTCATGGAGTATGAATAATGGCGGGTGATCAACCCTCAGCACAGACAGTCACCAACAAGACGGAACTTCCGGCTTGGCTGGAGGACGTGACAAAAGAAAACCTTGCCCTTGCTCAGACGGTTGCTGACCGTCCATACGAAGCCTATACAGGCACTCGTATCGCTGGCTTCACTCCTGAGCAGGAACAGGCTTTCGGCATCATCAATGCTGGTGTTGGTCGCACTGCTCCGGCCTATGAGCTTGCACAAGGTGCTGCCGCTAATAGTGCTTACTACCAGCCGCAACAGGTTCAAGCAGGGTCGTTCCTTTCCGGCAATATCGGTGAGTACATCAACCCGTATGTTGCCAATGTTGAGCAGCGCGCTATTGAGGCTTCTGGCCGCGCTCTCCAGCAGGAGAAGAACGCGATTGCTGCCAATGCTGCCCGTGCTGGTGCCTTTGGCGGTTCACGTCAGGGTCTGGCAGAAGGTGTAGCTACAGCTGAGTCAGCCCGTAATATCGGTGACTTGTCTGCTCGTCTTCGTTCTGATGCCTTCAATCAGGCTGCGGCTCTCCAAGCTGCTGATCAGGCCCGTGCCTTGCAGGCTGCTCAAGCTAATCAGGCTGCGGGGCTCCAAGGTGCTGCCACCAACATCTCTGGGGCTACGGCTCTCGGCGCTCTTACTGGTCAGGCTCAGCAGGGTCGCCAGCAGGAAGCGGCCCTTGTTGAGAATATCGGCCAGCAGCGTCAGGCTCAGGCTCAAGCTGCTTTGGATGAAGCTTATGCTCGCTGGCTCGAACAAAGAAATTATCCGATTGAGGGTCTCAACCTTCGTTTGGCTGCTACATCTGCAACGCCTTACGGAGCGACGCAGACGCAGACCAAAACAGGTGGTCCGGGTGGCAATAGCTTCCTGACTGGCTTGGGTGCTGTTGGTACTGGCGCTTCTGCTGCTCTGAACATCGCACAGCTGGTGTCTATGTAATGGATACAGCTCTCCTGTTCTCCGGCGGCAAAGACTCTCTAGCTTGCTTGTATCTTAATAAGCATCGCTGGGATTCTATCTTTGTCGTATGGCTGAACACGAGTGCAGTGGACGAGCAGACCTACGACTACATGATGAAGTGGAAGAAGGTTCTTCCGCACTTCGTAGAACTAAAGTCTGATCAGCCTGCAAATGTAGCTACATATGGCTGGCCTACTGACGTTCTTCCCGTGAACAACACTATTCTTGGAAAAGAGATCACAGGTGAAGCTGGCCCGAAGATGCAGTCATATCTGGATTGCTGCGCTGCTAATATCTGGTTCCCGATCCACTTTGGTCTGAAGGGTCTCGGCGTTACGAAGGCTATCAAAGGCCAGCGCAACGATGACGGTAAGAAGTCCACATCACGTGATGGTGATACGCGAGACGGAATTACCTTCGAGATGCCGATCCAAGATTGGACCGAAGAACAAGTTTACGACTACCTCAAGTCCGTTGGTGCTGAATTGGCTCCCGGATATGTGGCTGGCGAGAAAACTGGTCGTGATTGCTGGGATTGCACAGCCTATCTTGGTGATAACAGCACTCGGATCATGAACTTGCCAGAAGAGAAGAAAAGAGAAGTGCTGCGCCGTATCGGAATTATTCGCGCTTCTATTGAAGATCAGTGGAGATTTTGATGGCTGACTATCAGCGCCAGTTTATCCAGCAGATGTATCCATATGCGCTTGAGGCTTCTCGCGCTACTGGTGTTGATCCTCGTATCATCATTGCTCAGTCAGCCCAAGAAACTGGATGGGGCCGTAGCGCACCTAACTTCAATTTCTTTGGTATCAAGTCTCATGGACAACCCGGTGGGGCTACTCTGGCAACAACAGAAGTTGGGCCGGGTGGTGCTTATAGAGCAAATGAAAGCTTTCGTCGTTACGGCTCGGCTGAAGAAAGCGTAAAAGATTACGCAGACTTCATTAACCGCAACCCACGCTACGAAGGCTTTCGTACAGCGCAAGGTCTTGAACCACAACTTGCTGCTTTGCAGAAGTCTGGATACGCGACTGATCCGAACTATTCACGGTCTGTTGGAGATATTGCTAAGCGCATCAATCTCAATGAAATCGAAGGTGGAGCGGTCTTTGCTCAGCCCGAAAAGGTGACTGTAGATCGAGCCGCAACTCCTGTATATTCCCAAGACATCGGCACAGGTATTCGACGTACCGGAAACTTCTTTTTTCCTAGCCTTGTTGACGCTCCTACTCCTCTCACGCCTGAGCAGGCTGCAACACAAAAGACTGAGATGGCGAAGCAGGCCACAGAGCTAAAGGGTCTCCAAGACGCTAACAGTGTGACCAAAGGCTTTCTGGCAATGATGCAGATGGGTCAGCCGAAAGAGGTTGAACAGGAAATCCTACCGAATCAAATTAAGGGCGGTAAGTTTGTTCCGCTTCAGATGTACAGAGGGTTGCTCTAATGGCTACGTTGATGGACTTGATTATGCGTGAGTATGGCGGTGCAAAGCCACAGCCTCCTCAAGCTCCAGCCTTCCCGCAAGTTTATGGCCCTTTGACACGCCAGCTTGCTACCGAAGTTCCGCTTGGTAATGGTGCTATGCCGGGTGGTGCTTTAGCGCGTGAACTTGCTACGAAC